TCAAATGGTGTGTTTACATTAATCTGCTGGCGCAAAGACCTGTTGATAATTGGTGGTTCAGACTGTTCATCTCTTACAAATCTTGGTGAATCGTCCAGATAGTTTCCGAACAATTCTTTAATTTCAGGTAAACGCATGCCTCTACCCTCCATTAGTATCTTTACAATACCCCCGATACCTGACGCACCGTTAAAGTCCTGACCCTTCATAAAGTATGGTGATCTAGGATTTATATCTATCTTTAACGATTGCCCAGCTTCTCCTGATAATGAACCAATAGAGAATTGATCCCCACGAACAACACCGTTTGGATATGTGTTTCTAAGCTCATCTATCTGTACCTCTGGTGGCACTTTCTGACTAATTAACTCTACTAACTCGTGTGAGTTCATGTCACGATTTTTATTGCCAAGTCTTATTATACTCATTATTATATCCTTACTTCATTGGCTGAAGTTATAGGCGACATTTGTTTGTTTCTCTACGTCTCATGTCGCCTATTTTAACTCCAACATCTATCTTGAAATTCACACCACTTACAATCAAAGAAATCTTTTGAGAACGCTACTCTTGGTAAAACTTCGTTTGCTTTCGTGGCTTCTAAAATATTAACTGCTTTATCACTCATCTCTTGTGCCAAACTTTTATTGAATGGAACAAGTTCGTAATATATTTGACTTGTGTTTTTATTCAACACGGTAAATAGACAAGGATGTTCTGTTAAGTTCATGTAGGCTTGATACAAAGCTATTTGAGCGGCATAAACTGGATTAGTTCTAGCTACACCTTTCATCATAAATTCTCTAAACTTCTTATCATTGGCTGACTTATTCTCCCACAAACACGGATACCCCATGTCCACAGGACCTCCACATATTACACCGTCTATATGACCTTTGATCTCCCCATCTGCGATAGAAAAACCAAATTGTTCGCCTTTTTTGTCTTCTGTACGCAAATCAAAGTTAGCATTTTTTAACCATTGTGCAACAGAATCTTCTATCTCGTGTCCAAACTGAAAGATTCTCAAGGTATTTGCAGTAAAATCACGACCCTCATCAGATTCATATCCCATGTATCTATATTGTATTTTTCTGGAACATGATTCACCAAGAGATGAACCGCCTAAATAAGTTCTTTTCTTACGTTTACTGTTTTGATCTAAGATTGCTTCATCAAGACATGATGAAATCATTTCTGTTATATCTTTAGAAGGGAGCATTGCCACCTCCTGACCATGATTTGTCCGAGTGTAAAAAGTGGATGCGAGCAAGGTATTCTCCTTCATAAAACAATCCTATGTCTGATGACAATTGGATGTTAGATATTATACCAACAACTTCGTCTTCTGACAAATCTGACAGTTTTTTATCCCAGCCTATTTCCGAACAAATCCGAGCAAACCTCTTTAATGGATGGTCGTCTGACATTCTTCGTCCTCCTCAATATAAAATTGTAAATCAAATACAGCTCCAAAGTAATGAACAACAGCCTTACAAGACACTACATCATCAAAATCATCACAAGTATCCATAATGGCATCGTTAATGTATTCGATCAGTTCTTCTTTACTACAGTCTAAATCTACAGGAACAAACATTTTACCTTTTTTCTTAACAGTAGGATTTTTAAGTAAAAGAGTATAATCAACTCTAATGCTTGCCATCCTTTGCCTCCATAGCTAAAGCACCATATCCTATTATGTCTACATAACTATCTTCATGGTTAGGAGTTTCTATCAATCTGGACAACTTAACTGCAATCATACATTGATACACTTGCTCTACAGTAACATCTCTTTCTAAGATAACAGACCACATCTTAGCTATTCTAAGATGGTTCTTATAAGCATCACCATAATTCTTAGCTCTGTCACCTGTTATTAATTGTTCGGCTTTTTTCAGTGCTTTACTTCGTTGCATCCTTTTCTCCTATTGTTATAATTTTTGTATCTATTTGATCTTTATTCCAAACATAATTCAACCAGCAAGCTGCCTTGTACTTGTTCCAACTGAAATCTATTGGCTTTATGTGAACACCATAACGTCTCAACATCTCTGATTGCTTTGGCGTTACAGCTTCATTTAACCACCTCTTACCTTTCTTAGCGGCATCACTGTCTTCTATCTGTCTTAGAAAGTCATCAGCAGATGCTACAGCTTGTTCTTTAGTACCAACACTAACAACTCTTAACTTACCTCCAGTACGCTTTACAACTGCTATAGATATGTCATCTAAATGTGCAACCATACCAAAGCCATTAAAACCACTAGCACTCATACAAGCACCGTTGTTAAACAAGTCAATCCATCTAAACGGTGATCTATCCATAAGATCAACTTCAGTCATTACAAAGTCTTCTAATGCTTCTTTGCCTTCTGCACCAAACTCATATCCACAAATAGGACACTCACGAGATGACAATGGCACTTCTGACTGACAACTAGGACAAACTTTAACGGGAGCTTCACCTGATCTTTGAGCTTCAGCACCTTCAAGATTAACACCTTCATCTAATGATCCGTGTGTAAGTACACTAGTTCCAAAGTCTAAAACCACACAATCTTTTTTAATTACGTCTGGATGTTCTTCTGGATCTATTGTTCGCAAGCCACGACCAATCATCTGTACCATTGTGGATTTGTATGAACATGGTCTTGTAAGCACAATACAACTGACAGGTGGAGCATCAAACCCTTCTGTAAGCACAGCTACATTAACAACAACTTGTATATCTCCATGCTCCAAGTCATGTAGTATTTGCTTTCGTTCTTCTGACGGAGTTTCTCCAGTGACCAGTTCTGCTCTTACATTTGATCTACGATATTCGTCACACACATCTTGTGCATGGACAACTGTAGAACAAAACACAACTGTCTTTCTGTTTCCCGCCTTGTCTTTCCATTCATCTATTATCTTCTCGTTAATGGCTCGCTTGTTCATAATCCGTTCAACTTCGCCCATGTCAAAGTCCGACACAGTTCTGCGAACATTTTGCAGTTCGTCTGTAACACCTACGTCAATAACAAATGTCTTAGGTGGTACAAGAAAACCCTCACGAATAAGCGTTCCTATCTCAATCTGATGCGAACAATTATTGAATACAGTCTTTAAACCTTTTTTATCTCCACGATTAGGAGTCGCTGTAAAACCAACTATCTCCACAGAATTGTTCGCTTCTTTGACCCTGTTAATAATTCTTTGATATGTTTCTGCTATTGCATGGTGACTTTCGTCAATCACAACCATGTCAACAGGCTTCATGTTATCCAAATTGTTCGGTCTTGAAAGCGTCTGCACCATAGTAAATATGGTTTCTCCAGACCAATCTTTCTCTGATCCGTCAACTATACTTGTGGATATATTTGGATTAACACGGGAAAATTTCTGTGCATTCTGTCGTACAAGCTCATCTCTGTGCTGAATGACTAATACCCTATCGCCTTTTTTATATTTCTTGCCTACTAATGCAGACAACATAATAGTTTTACCCGCTCCCGTTGGAGCAACAACGATAGTGTTTTTGTGTTTATCAAGAGCTTTTGATGCGTCATCAACGGCTACTTGTTGGTATGGTCTTAATATCATAGTTCCCTCATTGCTAGATGATGAAAGGGTAGCTTTACGGCACTCGTGCTACCCAAACGAGTTCTAGCAGACGAAGGTCAGTCTTGCCGCTAGATATTCGTAGAAACCTATTTATTAGCCCAAGATGGAGTTACACCATTTTGTGGCTGTTGCACTTGCGGTTGAGCTTGCACAGTCGGTTGCACAGGTGCTGGTGCATTACCACCGCCTATATAACCATCTTGGTTAACAGTTATAGGTGCAAGCATTTTATTCTTGTCCTCATAACCATTAGTGCCTTTTTCAACTGCAATCTTTATGCAAAATTCCATACCGTTGATTGCCTCAAGACTAGGTATTTGTCTCAAAGCATTTGCCTCTGGAGACATGTCAGAAGGACTTAATCCTTTTGCACTGTCAACAAGACCCCTAAGAGTTCTTAGTCCTATCTCTTTGGACATAGACACTCCACTTGCATTCTTCTTATCACCGTCAAAGAACAAGTTATGCCAAACCTTACGTTTGTCAAACTGACCGCCTATGATTGTAAACTCACATTCAATCCACTTAGCAGAAGACGTAGCTGACTGTCTGAAGATAGCATCTTGAGCCAAGTCTGGAATCGTAACTCCATCCATCTGTGGTTTGATGTAAAGTATTGCACGAGCAATAGTTCCATGTGGTATTAGAGAAAAGTCGTTACCCTCATCAGGGGTTATATTATTTAAGTCAAGCATTATTAGTTACTCCTTCGTTGCTAGACGTTGGTTGTTTAGCGGGATCAACAAATGTAAGCTCTTTATCTGCTTGCTTTGATCCGCCACTCATTTTTGCCAAAAGTTTACCTAAGTGTGGCTCTTCCAATACATCGAGTTTGCCCGATCTATCTTTTGCTGGATAACCCCACTCATTTAACGTCTGACATACAAAAGCACGGTATGTGCCTGTTGTCTCGTCACCTGTCATAACTGCCATTGTGATAACTTCGTCCACAATACCTGGTAGTTCACGACCAGTTTTTGCACCCTCTATTTGTAAATCAAATAGTTTGCGACCATAATCATCAACTTTTTCGTCAAGAATGCCAACAAAAATTACATTCTTCTCACGAATATGTTGTAGATGTGTTAGCCATGACATCATCTCACGACCTTGCATACCATAAACAGCACGAGTATCTATTGTACCGTTCCTAGTTCTATTTTCGGGTTGACCCATGCAATGTTGAAAGCACAATCTACCTGCTACAGTTATACTGTCTACAAATATAGAATCATATTTCTTCATCATTTCGGAAGGATCGCCATATTCTTGCACAACATGATCGTAATGCACTTGGCTATAGGCTTGGTCGTCAGTTAATGATGGATTACCTCCACCTAAAAAACATGCAAAGTCACGACATTCAGACCATGTCTTAGGACGGATAACATCTATGGGCCATCCTTCGATAGCCGCATCACCTGCCTCTAAGTCCATGAATAATGTAGTGTCTGCATCTAAAGTCCGAGCAAGAGTGGTTTTACCCACTCCACTCTGACCACACACAACGATCTTATGACCTTTTTTCTCAGCCATACGCTGTTCGGCTGTAATAATATTTAATGTCATTATTCTACCTCTTCCAATTTAAATGATACGCCAGCCAAGTCCACAGTTCTATGTGGCTCAAGTAAAGCCTTGATAGCTGGAGGAGCAGATGTGTACTTTCTTTCTTCTATAGTAACACTTATCTTACCATAGTGTCTTGCATCGTCTGCATCCATTTCAGTATCAAGTGTAGTCATAAGACCAGCTTGATCCCATTCTACTTTCTTTCTGAACGTAGCATTAAGTTTAATGTTATTTGCTATCATAAAACTAGTAGAACCAAAGTCCTTACCAGCTTCTCTAAGTTTGTCACGAGCAGTATTACCATACTTGTGTTCAAAAACTTCGTTAATAGTCTGCAAGTCTTTCTTCAAAGACTCCATGTCTTTCTCAAGAGACTTACGAGATTCGATGAGTTTCTGGTCATCCATCTCAAAGTAGTTTGTAAATGATGTCATAATTGACCTCCTTTTTATTTACGCTAGAACTTCATATATAGCACTAGTTACAACAAAGTCAATACCTGTTCTATCATTTTTTTTTGAAAGTTAACAATATATCTATGTTATGTATGGCAAGCATAAGTTTTTTCTTTAACTTAAACTCAGGCGTGAGAACGCCTTTAGCATCTTCAACAATGAATCTTGACGATCCATCTTCGTCTACTAATAAATATGTAAAGTCAGCAATATAATTACATATCTTTTGACCATTTACATTCAATTCATATTTAATTTGTCTGTCTAATTGTTGGACTGCACCAGCTCTTTCCATTGATTTAAGTTGACCCCAACGCTCTGCTTCCCACCTAGAATCAAACTTTAATCCCATTGCAACTGTCTTTTTTGCAAAATACTTGTTGGGTTTCCCAACTTTTCTGGGTATAATTCGTTTATTATTGTTATACATGGGAGTTACTATAATGGCAGATCCAAAAAAGTTCAAGTCAATTGGTATTGATACTGACACTTATCATAAATTAAAACGTATTTGTGATGATGAAAGACGCAATATACGTCAACAAATATCTATATGGGTTGATAAAGATTATAAAGATAGATTTAAAGATGATGACAATGTTACTCGTCTAGGTTTAGGAACACTTAATAACTAAGCGACTTGTTCCTTAATACCTAAGTCTTCCATTCTCTTTATTAAACGATCAGCTCTTTTGGTTACTTGTTTGTGCCATCTCGAATCTTCCATTTGAATTGCACATTCAAGCCAATCACTTGTAGCTATAGCTTCACGAAACTTAACAAATTTGGATAAACGAGGTCTACCCATATTAAACATCATATTGGCACAAATTTTTTGTACTTCTTCTGGTAGATCATCAAAGGTATCAAACAACTCTTTACATTCTGATATAGTAATCTCTATATCTTTTGCGAACAATTCTTTAACACGATCTTCTGATATGGTAGTTCCAACTGGCTTGTTATATTCTTCATCCCATTCAGTAACAAGATGTCCGATGCCGCAAGTTGGTAAATTTAAATGGTCGAGGTACACGGA